AATCGCAGGGTGACGTAGTTTGTTGCGTCGAGGTTTGTCGCCACGATGTAACCAGGCACACCGTCACCGAAAGACACAGTCTCTTCTGTCGTACCAATGTCTTGGGTGACCGCTCCCGCTCGCGCTGTCGTCTGCGTGAACTTTGTCGTCTTGGCTGGAACCAAATGGCTTAAGAGGCCATTGGCTACTTGAGCACCAACCGTAACTTTGATCTCATCCGCCATTTATCACCTTTGATTTGAAAAAACGGCAGGGGGACCGAAATCCCCCGTGCCGCCTACGCCGAGACGAAAGACGTTTTCGTCAAATACTAGGTTCCTGCAACGTCGTACCAGGAAAGCTCGACCTGCACGCTGGATCCGTTCTCGAAATAGGCCGGTTTCAGCGTGATATCCACGGTCATACCGTCAGACAGCGGAAACTCATGACTGTTCGTGAACACCTTGAACCCACCGCGAATCCCCTCTGCTGCACCGTCACCACCAGTGATGGTGTTGCTCATCAGAGCAAACTCAGCAGCACAGCCACTGAGGAACAGGGTTCGGATGGTGTCGCAGTTGGTGTTGTTGGTCCGGTACGAAAGCTTTCCGCTGATCTCGACATCAATCAGGCCGGCATCGTACTGCTTGAATTTTGAACTTCGGTCGGAAACATCAAACTCTTCTGCGGTCATGTTCAGTGACAGATCGCGAGCTTCCTTGATGTGTACCCAAGTTGGAGAAGCGACCGTGCCAGAATTGTGGTACAGCTTTGCTTCCTTACCAGCAGCTTTGCTGCAATAAGTTGTAGGCATTATGAAACCCTCTGTTTTTCAAAGTGGTAGACGAAATTTGTAACGGAAAGGAACACCCCATCTGTTCGCAACAGTTGCGGGTCGTACATGGGATTATTTTCAAACGGAAGGATCAGCCTGGCGGTATGAGAAGGTGAGATTTCAACTGAGTTGTCATCAAGAACTGCCGGCAAAGTAAGCGTCTGCTGGTTTTCCCAACAAACAAAATCTTGAATTTGTTCCATCAGTGACACGCAATCGTCAACATCGCTTTCACGACCGGACGAATTAACTCCGATGCTCTTTGCGATGCCTACACCGATGGTGAAGTCAAAATACTCAAATGCCCTGTCGTACTCTGTACCTTCAACAGACCCGACAACCACAAACCCTTTGGGGGTCTGAATCTTTTCTTTCTGCATTTCTGGAACGCATGTCCGCGTGAACGTGACAGGCAGTACCCAACTCGTCTCACCGGACTGAGACCAATACGGAGCAGACCCATTTTGAAGCAGGGTCAGCAGCGCATCAGCAATTCTGGTTCCGACAGCCTTGCGTTTGCCCATTACAGTTCTTTGGCCTCTCTAGTGTGAATACGCCAGGTTCTCCGCGCCATGTCGCTGTAACGATTAGGTTCACCAGCGGCAGGAAGGACTTGAAACGTAATCACCGTCCCGTCAATCGTCTCGTCTATCTGGTCATCTGGCCGAGGTTCTGTGATCTCGCCGTTTATGACGTAATCTTTTGCATCAATGAAATAGTCGCGGAATCGAACCGTTACTACCATGTCTTCGCTGACCGCCTCATCGGAGCGAGTTTCACCAATCGTCGCAATCGCGTAACCTAGTTTCGCCACGCCGCTGACAAAGCGTCGAAGAACGACCTGCCGACCAGAGACCCGCTTCTGCGGGCCTCTGGAGGCAAGAATCGCTTTTTCAATCGGAGTGACCATTAGTCAGACTAGGTTTCGATTGCTTCGGTCGAGGTGATGGCTTCCGTAACCAAGATCGGAATGCCTTCAACTTCGCGAGGAATCGGTGCCGGGTTGCCAGTTGGGTTGGTCGCGGTGCGCGACTTTCGCAACTGAGCCAAGCTTCGACGATTCATCACGATGTGCGTCGGAGCGCGACCACCGGGGAACCGAGAAAGAGCAGTGTAGATCAGGTCGTCGGTCAGACCCTTTCCGCTGTCTTCGGTCAAGTTCGCAATGCGGCAGATGTCGAACGCACCGCCAATTTGCAGACCACACCAAGTCGAAGCTGGAGTGTAGTAGGCGGGGTAGTGGTTGCTCGATCCATCGAGCATGTCGATAACCACGGTCTCTCCAAGCTCGATTGGATTGCCTTCTCGCATCACTGAGCAGCAAGCGTCTTGGCCGGCAGTAACCAACCAAACCGAGCTTCCGGTCGAGGCAGTCGAGCCGCCGGCGTTGACAACCATACCGTCAGCCAGCGCATCGAACTGTGCGTTGTCGAGCAAACCAGCGAAACCGCCAGCGTCAGCAACACCAGTGCCGTAGAAAATCTGCTTTTCAAATTGAAACAGAGCAGACCTCAAGTGACGCAAGCCTTCACGCGCGATCAAGGCGGGAGCACCACCCTTACGCCAAGCTTTTGCGAGGGCGTAGTCAACTGCCCAGGAGAAATCCAGAATCTTCAGATCGATGCTGACAACAGCGTCAATCGAGTGATCGAAATCACGACCGGCGTTGACCGCGCGGAAGCCAACGACAGGAGCTTGAGTCTCCTTCATGTACTTGTGGTTCGTTCCGTTGGAACTGGTGACCATCGGAAGAGCGGTCAAAAAGGGAGCAGAAATGCTCAGGTCGGTAACCTGAGCGGGGGACAAGTCGAGGGCATCGCCCACGAAGTCCGCTAAGACATAGAGATCATCGGACATTGTTTAAAATCCTTTCAAATGTGGAAACGTCTCAACACAAAGAAAATCACCAACTCAATCAGTCTTTCACCCGAATGTTGGTGACAAAACCACCTCGAGCCTTCGAGGGAGACGCTTGATCACCTCCTCCCTGGGACAAAGGTACAGTCTCGGACTGTTTCGACAGTTCGAGCTCTTTTCGCAACTTCTCGTTTTCGCTCTTCAGCTGTCCAAGCTTGCGACTCTGTGCTTCTGCGAAGGAAATTCCTTCGATGAACCAAAATGCACCTTGCTCACCAAACTCACAGACAAACTTCTTGAGCTCTTCCCGAGTGTTGTCAGAAGACAATTCGGTAACAGGAGCCGACTGTTCTGCCGGCTCTACCGACAAAGATTCAATCTTCTCCACATTCTCAGGCGCGGACTCTTCAGAGTTTCCTTCAGCGAGCCGGCCAAGTTCAGATGCTTTCACGATTGATAATCCTCTCGTTGAAAGAAACCTCTTCAAAAATCCACCGACGCGGTCTGCATCGACACCGAGCATAACAAGCTCGGGTTTTTTGCTGGTCGTCTCACCAGTGATATAAGAAAGGAGTGCTTCTGCCTCCTGAAAAACCTCGTCCCGAGCAAACAACCCATCAGGGTTGGCCGCTGGGTCATCGACAATGTCAACTGCTCTCAGCTTTTCGAGGCGAACGTGAGGGTAGTTGTTGACGTTCATTGGGTCGGGTGACCGGAAGTTCGTCAGGTCAATGTTTCCGTATTTGTCTTTCTTACCGCCATGAGCGAGCAGGAATTCAACTTCAGCTTTCACGTCACGGGTAAAGCTGATGGACGCACCAAAGCTGGCGGGGTCTTCCGTCGCCCGTTCTAGGACATGCAGTCCAAGATCGCCTTCCGGCGTGGACCGCGAACTCTTCCACAAGTGCAAATCGCCACGCACGATGTCGGGGTTGCCGCTTTCGCTCCAAGTAACGCGGCCGAGACCTTTGGCAAGTCCGTCACCGCTGATGTCGGGGTGTGTGTACCGCGACTTTACGCCTTGACTGCTCTGCTTCATGTAGTCGTTGACTTCAGCAATAAAATCCGAGTCAACCCAAGCATCGTGTCCAAGTGCCTCACCACGGGTGATCACTGCAATCCCTGGAACTACGCCGGCACCAAAGCGGCCGCTGTCAAACGAGACCTTTGGCCCCTCGACACCTTTAGCGATTCCGCTGCGGTAGTAGGTCGGTGCTTTACTGAGACTGTTGGTCTTGCCCACCGGCTTGCTCCTGCTGTTGATTCTGCGTTTCCACTTGTGCCATCTTCACTTCGTTTGCACTGATGATCCTGACACCTTTTTCCTGCATGTACGCCTGCTCTTCAGCAAGGTCGTCGATCACGTCTCGCCAGTCGTCTCCGTCCGTCTCCAGCCTCGTTTGAGACCGACTCTTCAAGCCAGCTTCAATCGCCGCGACGTTCGCTTTGACCTCATCACCCGGGTTCCACCACGGGATGCCGTCAGGAGCCCAGCCCCAAAGCATCTGCTCGGGGTCGTAGCCAACCGGAACCGCAAACTCGCCGTTTTGAATTGCGAGCGACAAACGCCACTTCAACCAGGCATCGTTGAAATCGCGAATGTCTTTTTGCTTTTCCTTGACGTTCTTCTGATACAAAATCAGGGCAGATTTCGCTCCAAAAAAGTTGGTATGCGCTTCGTCCCAAAAGCTGTACGGAATGCCAAGGGACTTCATCGATACCGCAATCAACTGCTGCCAAAAGTCTTTTGTTTCCGCTCCTGGCGAATTACCCTCAAGGAACTCGGCTTTTTCACCGGGGTTCAAATCGAGGAAAATCGGACCTTTGCTGAAGTCGATCTTGTAGTCTTTGGTGGTCGTGCCGCTTTTGTTCTCGTCGTCGCTATCACCAATCCCGCCGCCCCAGTCCGTCTCGGCCTCGCGCATGATCGACAGAGCGAATAGCTGTGAGATCTTGCTCTTAGCCAATGCGTAGTCGAATCCCTCATACAGGCCCATCAGCGTGTTGATCGCAGAGGTAATCAGTGGCACACCACGGTATTGGTCAAAACGATCAAAGTAACCGAAGAAAAATGCTCGGCTCGCGTTGATAACTCGTTCCAACTCAAAACTGCTTGCACCAGTGCGTCGATGAATTGCATACTGCGAAATCTTGCCAAACGGCCCAATCCGCAGTCCTTGCACCCACCGCTCGGCCTCTTTGAAATCCAAGCCTGGGTCTCGAATGCGGTCACCTTCAATCGCTTGCAGATAACCACCATCCTCACCAGCCACCTTCACCGCGAGGATGTCGCCATCCACGACTCGCGAGGCTTCCAGCATTCGCATGAATCGACGGTGCGGATGCCGGCCTGTTACGTCGAAGTATTCAGCCGACATCAACTTGTCAATAAATCGCTCAAGCTCGCGGTCGAAGTTACGGTCACCGCTGCGAGAGCGGAAGTTGTGACTTACCACGAAGTCGAGGTGTTTATCGATCATCCAGCGAGCAGCGGCGAAGTTACGCCGAACATCGCGCGCTGATGCCACAACGACCTTGCGGTCGCTGCCCTTGAGCACCTTGTCTTCGGTGTCAAGGTTTGTTGCAGGAAAACGCCGACGGTTTGTCTGCTTGGCGGCATCGTAACCACCAAGTGGAGAATTGAATCCCATCAGGTTTTTGACGCGGCTGAACAGATTCATTCGACCCCGCTAATGTCAATCGACCCGAACATCGGACGTGGAACCCGCTTGTTTTGGAGGTTAGCCAGCTTCGCTCGGAGTTCCCGCAACTGGCCCTTGCAATGCTTCAAATCGAACGAAGTGACCCGTCCGTCTTCGACGACTTGAGTCACTCCTGAATTGACAATCGCCTCAAGAGCGGCAATGTCGGTCTTCAGCTGTTCGATTTGCGTGGTATTGCTCATGCCAACATAGTTGCGGTGAAGAAATTGATTACAACTAAAAACAGCTTGGAAATTTGGTCTTCAAATTAGAGGTAGTTGAAAGTCTTCTCCGACCTCACCTGACCGCACTTGAGACATTTGCACCTTCGGAACGTGACTGATGAATAGGTCAGCCCGTCATGATCTCCTGACGTTTCAACATGCCGTGGGGTTCCAATGAACGGACTCCGCTGCGTTGAGCCGCATTTGGGACAGGTCGTTTGCTCGACTTCCACCACTTCCACATCCAATGTCTTCGCGCCCTTGGGGCGACCCCGACGTTTGCCTTCCATGCATCACCTCAAAACACAACCTCTCGCTTTTGAGCCTGCGGAACGGCCCGCTTTGGTCTCTCTAGGCATTTCGTTTCTTCCTTCTGCTGCGCCGGCCGCTTGACCACAGGACGACGATTTGCAAACCTCGCTCCAGCGGCATGCGCGAGGACCGCACAGCCAGTAATGCAGTCCAGAAAGTGATTGTCTCGTCCCGGCAGCACCGACCACTCATCAACGGTTCTTCCGTTGGCTTCCACGCGGTCAGGCCGCTCGCTCGTCAGCTGCTCGGCCAGCATTCGGTGACTCTGTGCCGTGCCGAGCTTGTGCAGATGCAAAGATCCAGCCGTGCCTGGCGGTAACCGCAGGCCGGCGTTGACCTTGCTTTTCCAGTAGTTCGTGTCATAGAGCAGCAAATAGACCTTCGCCTTTGTCTTGGCGAACATCCACTGCCCGTCTACGCTCTCCCGAGCCTTCGGCTTGACCTTCGGGTCAACGAGCGGATTTCGCTTCGCGCCGATGCCCATGCCCTTGCTGGGACGTAAAATGTTGCGGAACTTGCTCTGCCGGCAAAACCTATAGACCTCTGCCGAGTATTCGCCCCAGCCTGAATCAATCGCTAGAGCCGCCAGTGACACCTCTTCGCCGGTCTCCGTCTTCAGTGCTGCTCCAGCAAGAGCCTCTACGCACTCGTCCAGGCTCTTGTCCAGTGCGGTCGCAAAGTCGCCTTTCCACTTCTGCCTGATGGTTTTCTGAACCGTGGAAAGCGTGACGTAGTTACTCGGCTGCTCAGGGTAAACCCCTGCCGCAATCACTGTCCCAGAGAAATCCAGCTTCTTCCACGCGACCAGCGTCCACCACAAGCACTTTTCCGAGATGTCGATAAACCCCGTCACAAAGTCAGCATCGTCTGGCACAACCAGTCTCGCCACCTTGCAGGTGTTGCCCTCGACCTCGGACGGTGTCAGTGGCTT